GTTGCTTTCACTGCCGAAACTGCTAAAGAATTGTGGGCTCATGTCGGGGCATTGGCGGCGGCTGATCCTGCGATTAAGTTCATCTTCTCGCCAACTATTGACGCACACTGTCCGCCTGTCTTTGAGCGTCGGCGCGTCGTCATGGGATACAAAGAGATTCTGCAATACACCCCCATAGTAAGAAACATGATTAGTGAAGGTCGTCTAGTACACACTGGGGAAGCCATGCTTGCCGAGCATGTTTGTCGCGCGGTCATGGTCAGGACTCAAGGCTCGATCGCGGTGTCGTCGCAGAAGTCGGCTGGCCCTATTGAGTTGTGTCGGACGATGATTTGGGGAGCGGCGTCAGCTGCACGCCCGGGCAACTCCCAGAAGCCGATGCTTGTTACGGTTAGTCAGTAACATCTTCTTGGCACTCGTCCGCTTGCTTGCCTGTCGTCGGGATACCGCAACTGACTGGGCGAGTGCCACCACAATCCGAGCGCAATGTGTAATCTTGTGCTATGGGAATCTTTGATCGCAAAGTAAACAAGGCTGCTATCAGTCCTGCGCCTGCGAAAGCGGCAGCGGCAGGAGCAAACATTTACGGCAATCAAAACAATGTTGGCAATATCTTCAACCAATATTATTCTTGGCGAGAAGGTGAACAGCGCAATTTACTGATGACCATTCCAGCGGTCAGTCGCTGTCGAGACTTGCTTGCGTCAGTTATCGGATGTATGCCACTCCGCGCCTACAACATGAGTTGGGACGGCGAGCGCATGGTCAAGAATTACATTGCGCCTCGATCATGGATGCGCCAACCTGACCCGCAAAACACTTACGCCCATTTTTTTAGTTGGGTATTTGACGACCTTTACATGTTCGGTAGAAGCATAATTCACATCACATCAAGGACGGCTGACGGCTTTCCAGCGTCCTATCAAAGGCTCCCAGTCGGATCAATTACCACTACCGATCAGACAGGTCCCGTCTGGTTCGCTCCAAGTAATCAGGTCTACTTCAACGGCGTAGAACTAGACACTCGCGATCTTTTGCAAATCTTGTCACCAACAACAGGACTTGTTTACACAAGCGTCTCAGCTGTAGAAACAGCGCTCAAGATTGAAGCCGCGCGCAATCGAAACGCGAGCAGCTCCATTCCTGCCGGGGTGCTTCGTCAGACTGGCGGTGAGCCTTTAAGCGCGCAAGAATTGGCTGATCTCGCGCAGGCCTTCAATTCGGCTAGGGCCACGAATCAGACAGCATGTCTCAACGAATTCCTCACTTACGAACCGACAACGATGAGTCCAGACAAGATGCTCCTAATCGAGTCCGCTAACTATTCTGCATTAGAAATGGCGCGACTAGGCAATGTGCCACCGTACCTAGTCGGCGTATCAACTGGATCGTACAGTTACCAGTCATCACAGCAAGCGCGCGCAGACCTTTACATATTCGGCGTCAAACTTTACGCCGAAGCGATCGCAGAAGCGTTCAGCATGAACAACATTTTGCCCAACGGAACAATGGTCGAATTTGATGCCGAACAATATTTAGAAGAAAACTATTTGGCAGACAAAGCCGAAGAACCAATCCAAGAAAACACTCAAGAGGAGTTAGCAAACCGATGATCAGACTTACAGCTCAAAGCGTCAGCATTGACGCAGCCGCCAACGACGGCACACCAACCAGAACTATCACAGGCATCGCAGTCCCCTACGGCGTCGCAGCGACCGTCTCCGACGGCACAGAAGTCATCTTTGAGCGCGGCAGCCTGCCAGTAGACGGCAAAGCCCCACGACTATTCCTCAATCATTCAAGCGAGAGCGCCATTGGCATTGTCACGGCCAGATACGACGACGAAGAAGGCATGATGTTTACCGCAAGAATCAGCAAGACCGCACAAGGCGACGACGCTTTGCAGCTCGCCCTAGACGGCGTACTGGACTCGGTATCGGTCGGAGTAAACCCAACTAAAACTCGAGCAAACAAAGACGGATCAATCACAGTCCTAGAAGCCGACTGGATCGAGTTGTCTATGGTGCCAGTTCCTGCATTCGCTGGAGCAATCATCACAGACATCGCAGCGAGTATCCACCACGAAGACGAAGAAATAAGTAACATAGAAACAGAACCTACACAGGAGAACGAAACCATGTCCGAAGCAACAGTCCCAGCAATCGAAGCAAGCATCCCAACACTTTCAATTCCAGCACAGCCAAAACGCGAATTCGCTATGCCTTCGGCTGCGGAAGTGCTCGCCGCATATCACATCGGCGGAGACACTTACAACAAAGTAAGCGACGCATTCAAGCAAGCACAGCGTCGCGGTCAAACAGCATTACAAGCGGCAGCTGGCGACATTGTTACGGGCGACACCCCGGGCCTCTTGAATATTCCCGTTCTCGGACCACTTTTTCAGGATCTGAACTTCGTGCGCCCTGTAGTCAGTGCATTTGGCGCAAGGGCGATGCCTTCCACAACTTCGCGTCAGTTCGTGCGACCAACCATTACGACACATACCTCAGCCGCAGTGCAAACAAATCAGCTTGACCCAGTATCGGCAACCACAATGGTTATCGCTGCAAACACAGTCACAAAAGCAACTGTCGCAGGTCAAGTAACACTGTCAATCCAAGACATCGACTTCACAGACCCAGCCGCTCTCCAGCTTGTATTAAATGACCTTGCTGGCGAAGTGCTCATCAAAACTGATGACATCGCAGCCGACGCACTTGTCGCAGGCAAAACAGCATCAGGATCAACATGGACAGTGACCGCTAACGACCCATCATCTTTGATTGAATCTTTGTATGATGCCGCACGCGAAATCACAGAAGACAGCAACTTCTTCCCAACTCATCTTTGCGTCAGTCCTGATGTCTGGCAAAAATTAGGCCAGCAACTTGACGGCTCAAAACGACCTGTCCTTGGTTACACAACTAACGGCGTAATGGGTCAAAACAGCATTGGTCGCGTAGGCGGTCTTGCATACAACGCAATGGATGTGTTCGGTCTTGATCTTGTTGTTGATAACAACTTCGCCGCAGGAACCATGCTCGTTGTGTACGCCCCGGGCTTTGAAATCTACGAATCTGGCGCTTCATTGCAAAGCTTCGAGAATCCTTCAACCTTGGGTCGCACGCTTTCAATTCACCAATACTTTGCGACATTTGTTGCCAAGTCCAGCTTCATCCAAGCAATCACGATCGCCTAGTCGAGAGCGGAGCATCCGCTCATGGCCGTCTACACAGTCACCCAGAAATACCTCATAGACAACTACGCCGTAGTTCAACTTCTCACCGATGCAGAAATTGAACTCGGCGCAAGTGTCGTTATCGCTGGAGTAGACGCAACCTTTAACGGAACTTACACTGTTCGCGCATTGCCGCAATATTTATATGTTGGCATTGATACCGAAGGCGATCTTCTTTACGATGTCAATTACCCAATCGCAAATCAAGTGCTCGTCGCAAAGACCGCTAGTGATGTCGCTCGCACTGCCGCTTCTGGCACGCTAACAATCACCCAGACTTGCACTTGGGTCACGGCAGCCAACCTCGAGGACTGGATCGGCATCGGTACAGCAACCGCAGCCGACGCAGCGTTCCTAACAGTGTGCGCCGCAGCTGCTTCACAATTCTGCTGGAGACGCCGAATGGAAGCAGGCTATGTGGACTCGCTTACGACCGTCCCTTCACAAGATGTCTTCCTAGGGACGCAGATGTACGGTGGCGCCTTGTATCGCCAGCGCGGATCTATTGATCAATTCGCTTCATTCCAAAATATGGGCGTAACTCCAGTTATGGGTCTGAACGGAATGATCCGCCAGTTGCTCGGGATTGATCGCCCACAGGTCGCCTGATGCCTGTACCTAATTACACGGATCTATTCAACGAAGGCTACGACGATCTAGTTGCAAAGCTTTCAACGGTAAACGGTCTACAGGTCAATAACGATCCGCGCAATATAACTCCGCCGAGCGTTTTTGTGAACATTGACTCCATTGACGGCTACAACTACAATGTCGCAAAACTCAACTTCACCTTGCAGATCATCACGCTAGGCCCGGGCAACCTTGACGCCCAGAAGAGCCTGCTAAATATCCTTGCCCAGATCTACGCGCTTAATATCGGCGTGGTCTCTGGACGCCCAACCAACCTAGATATCGGTGGCTCGACGCTTCCTGCTTATGAGCTGTCCGTCTCAACTGTCGTGCAGACTGCCTAATCCACACTCTCGGTCTCATTATGTGTCAAACTAAAACCAACACTTCCAAGGAGTAATCATCATGGCTGCAACATCCACAATTCTCAGTAATCCAAAAGTGCTCGTCGGAGCCACAAACTTGACGGGCTGGTGCACATCCGCCACCGTGACCAGAACTGTCACGGCTCTGAATGACACGGTCTTCGGCAACACGGCAAACACTTTCACCGCTGGTCTTGAAGACAATGAGTGCACCTTGACTCTGTTTCTTAGCTATGCCGCTTCAGCGACTTACGCAACACTTGCACCGCTTGTCGGCACCAAATTAAATATTGTCGTAAATCCTTCGGACGCAGCAGACTCCAGCACGAATCCTGGCTTCACTCTGACAGGCACCTATCTTGAGTCGTTGCCAGTCATCTCTGCCTCGCTCGGCGAGTTGCAATCGATCGACATTACCTTCATGGGTGGCGTCTACTCGGCTGATGTCACAGCATAATTAACGGCCTTCCTTGGCCCGACGAAAGGAAACACAATGAAAATCAAACTCACGCTCACACGCGGAGACAAAAAAGAGTTACTCATTACAAACCTATTTGCGATCGCCGAATGGGAACGCCTAGAGAATCGTCGAGTCTCCGACGGACGCGGTATCGGTGCATCCGATATGGCTTGCTGGGCGTACATCATGCTCGGCATCAAAGGCGAGACTCTTCCTGCTACTTGGCGCGAATGGTTGAAACAGAATCCAGATGTCGAGATCGGCGTAGAGGATTCAACAGACCCAAACCCTACGGACGCGGCTACAGGCGACAACTCGCCGAACTTGTAGTCGCGACAGGGTGGGCTCCCACTTTCTACGCTGACACCTTCGACACGCGAGACCTAAGTACCATTGTCGCAGTGCTAGAAAAACAAAACAAAAAGAGGTGACATGGCTGACGGCATTGAAACTCGCATAGAGGTCTACGGTCTTAAAGAAGCGCTTAAAGAACTAAACAAGATCGACAAGTCGTTGCGGCGCGAGATCACTAAAGATTACAAAAGGATTACAGCTGGGCTTGTCGCCGATATTGAGTCCGCCATACCGCTTAATTATCCTCTTTCAGGCTGGGAACGATCTTGGTCTTTGCGCGGCTCTTATCAGGTTTTTCCTTGGCCTACCGAGCATAAAGTCAAGGCATACATCAACACCAAACCTCCGAAAGAGTTCCGACAAAACACCGTGAACTTGACGACCTTTGCCATTAAATGGCTTGGCGCGGCAGCTTCTTTCTTTGACTTTTCAACAAGTAATCGCATGGGCGCTGCCTTAACAGCCAAGTACGGAGATTCATCGAGAGTAGTATGGCGTCAATATGAAGCCCACAAAGAAGATCTCAATGATGCTATGGAGCAGCTAGTGGATCGCGTCGGTAAAGCCGTCGGACAGAACTTGAAAGCACAATAGTCATGGCTGTAATCCTTCCAATCATCTCCGAGTTTGACGCTAAGGGCACTTCTAAGGCCGTTAAGGAGTTCCAGAAACTTGAGGGCGCGTCCGCTAAGGCGTCCTTTGCCATGAAGAAAGCAGCGCTCCCAGCGGCAGCCGCTATCGCAGGAATTGGCTTCGCTCTTGTAGGCGCTACAAAAGCGGCAATGGAAGACCAAGCCGAACAGGTACAACTTGCACTAGCTCTCGAGAATGTCACTGGCGCGACCGACGAACAGATCAAAGCAACAGAAGACATGATCTCCAAGATGAGCCTTGCGTCAGGCGTCGCCGATTCTGAACTACGCCCGGCACTGGCAACACTTGTGCGCGGAACTAAAGACATCGCAACAGCAAACAAAGCGCTCGCACTTGCACAAGACATCTCGGCTGGATCAGGCAAAGATCTAGCAACAGTCTCGGACGCACTTGCTAAGGCTTACGGCGGCAACATGAAAGGTCTGCAAGCACTGTCGCCAGAGATAAAAGCAATGATTAAGGACGGTGCATCGCTTGAAGATGTCATCAATGTCCTTGGTGGATCGTTCGGTGGTGCATCTGCCGCAGCTGCTGCCACTGCCGAAGGTGGAATGAAGCGTCTAAGTATTGCTTTCGCAGAGACAAAAGAATCGCTCGGTGCAGCTTTACTTCCAGCGCTTGAAGCAGTGCTCCCAGTTCTTATTGCTTTCGGTGCATGGGCACAAAACAACACTAAAACCATTCTTCTAGTTGCTGGAGCGATCGCTTCTGTATCGGCAGCAGTCTTGGTCTTTAACGCCGCTGTCTCGATCGCGACATTGATTAACACTCTCTTTGCTTTAAGCCTGACCGCCGCGCAAATAGCAATGGTCGGCTTTATCACTCTTGGTATTGGAGTATTAATTGCCGCGCTAGTCGCTCTTTATTTTAAATTTGACATCGTTCGCAAGATCGTAGACACCGTCTTCCAAGGCATGCTAAAAGGCGGAAAAGCAGTCTTTGACGGACTGACAACTTACTTCGGCGCAATCTTCAACATCTATAAATCACTCTTCAACGGCATCGCAAAACTCTGGAACAGCACAGTCGGCAAACTTGCCTTCAACATCCCTTCGTGGGTGCCAGTGATCGGCGGTAAAGGATTCGAAGTCCCCGAGATCCCTATGCTCGCGGACGGCGGAATCGTGACAGGGCCAACGCTTGCAATGATCGGCGAGCGCGGCCCTGAAGCGGTCATCCCACTATCTGGACGCGGTGGTGGCGGAATGGGCAACTACACGATCAACATAAACGGCGGTCTCGGCTCAAGTGCAGAGATCGGAACAGCTGTCGTGAACGCGATCAGAGCATTTAACAGGCAGAACGGCCCAGCCAACATTGCGGTCGCGTAATGGCAGGCGTAGCGGTAGTCGGATCAGGTCTTTACGACCTTGAGATTGACACAGGGTACAACTGGAACGCCTTTACATTGGACGACGATCCGAAAGGCACACTTGACTCCACCGATTATGTCTTAGACGGAACCGATCAATACGCGACGGTTATGGACGGCACTATCGCCTTAACAGCAAAACGCGGACGCGCTAACACTGGCGACCAGTTCCCTTATGGCACGATGAACTTCACCTTAAACGACACTTACGCCGACGGAGTGTTCAACCCATTCGACACAACATCCCCTTACTACGATCCGAACAACTCGCTCCCCGGGCTTGCACCGCTTCGCAAAGTCCGCTTCTCTCGATACGACTCGCTCGGCGTAAAAAAGTATTTGTGGGTCGGCTACATTGTGAACTTTGACTACACCTTTACCCTTGGCGGTCTGGACACGGTAAGCGTCACCTGTGCCGACTTCTCTTATCAACTTGGGCAGACTTTCTTGGCTGAATGGAATGTCACAGAGCAGCTTTCAAGCGATCGTTTTGATGACCTGCTAGATCGCCCAGAAGTTGATTATCAGGGCACACGGAGCATTGAGACAGGTGTGGCGACCCTTGGCGGTGCAGCTGCTTACACGGTCGCTAACGGTACATCGGTCGCAGGGTACGCAAATAAGATTATGGACGCCGAACAGGGCAGAATCTTTGTGGATCGAGAAGGCACAATCACTTTCCAGAAGCGCATCGGGCAAGTCCTAGGCGTACCTGTAGCGGAGTTCCACGACACAAACCCACCAACCAAGATCGGCTACTCGGCAATAGACATTGCCTTCCAAGCGGACACAGTGGTCAATCGTGCATCAGTTCAACACGCCGAAGCATCATCGCCACAAGTCGCCGAAGACTTAACATCCCAAGCAACCTATCTAATCCAAACAACCTCGATCACGGATTCGCTAGTTCATAACGACGCCGAAGCTCTGACACTTGCCACTTACCTTCTTAGCGCCAACCCCGAAGCACGCTTTAACTCAATCGGCACCGAGTTCCCCGGCACGCCTGCGCTTGATCAAGACATACTTGCCTTACTTGATGTAGGCAGTGTGATCAATGTTGAGAAGTCAATTACCACTTCGGAAGGCCCAACCCAATTTGCCCAAAACTTGACGGTGGAAGGACTTGAGCATCGGCTCACTTTGTCGGCTGGGCACGCTGTCACCTACTTTACTGCGCCGACCACGATCGTCTATGAGCTGATCTTGGACGACGCAGTATATGGCACACTCGACGAAGACAATGTCCTAGGATAGAACTATGGCTGAACAAACCTTCACCGCTGGTCAGGTACTTACAGCGGCACAAATGACCACATTGCAAACCAACATCGGATTGGCATTTGTTAAATCACAAACTATTGGTACAGCAGTAACAAGCGTTGCCGTGACAAGTGCATTTAGCACGACTTACGACAACTACAAAATTCTTATTAACGGCGGCGCTGGCTCAACAACATCAGGTCTAACCATGATTTTGACTGGCTCAACTACTGCCTACTATCAAGGCAATGTCAACATCCGTTACGACACTGGCGCTGTCGCTGGGGCAGGCATAAGCAACGGTGCTGCATTTAACATTGGCAGAAGCAGCACTGATACTATTGCTTTATCGTTTGAATTAATTAACCCGTTTTTAGCGAAAAGTACAACAATTACGGGAAGTTACAACGACACTCGAGCCCTCGCTGGAGTTACCGCAAACTTGTATACAGGCTGGCACAATGTCCAAACCTCTTATACAGGCTTCACTATTACTTTTGACACAGGAACATTCACAGGTGGAACTATCACCGTCTTGGGATACAGAAAGTAACAACATGAAACGCCCAAACATACAAATAGACGAACTTGTCCGCGAAATGACCGAAGAAGAATACGCCGATCTACTTGCTACAGGCTGGACATTGGAAAGTGAAGATGAGACGCCTACTTCTAAGTAGCGTCATACTTGCACTTGTCCTGACCGCTTGTGCTGACCGAACACGCGAAAACTGCAACACCACAAAAGCCAACGGACTACTAGAAAGGCGCTGCCCATGACCACAGACAAACGCTTATCAAACGAACAAATCAAAGCTCGACTAATCCTGATCGTAGGAATCGGACTTACAGCATCGTTCGTCATGGCAATCGCCTCACTCATCTTCGGACTGCTCTTCGTCGTGCAACCTACCGAGCAAAGCCCTAACGACGCAGAAGCATGGGGCGTCTTGTCGCCGATGCTAATGACCCTCGCAGGCGGACTCATCGGACTTCTCGCAGGCAACGGACTTAAAGACCGACCAAAAGACCCGCCAACACTATGAGCGTTATCCCAGCAAACCCAAAGGTCGTAGGAAGCAAGCCTTACACAGGGAACTCCGACGGTGCCGCAGCTGGCCCACGAAGCGGCACCGATGAATGGATCAGGCAAGCCGTTAAATACTCAAACGGTGCTATCTGGAATAACGGTTCTTGGGGCGTTCGCGACATGAAGGGAACTCCTGGCTCATTATCGGTACACGCCACAGGGCGCGCGTGGGATGCTTCGTACCGAAAAACTGACAAGTACCCAACAGCGAATCGCAAAGGTGCAGTCGCCTTCTTAAACATTGTTATTGCCAACGCGAACGCTCTCGGAGTTGAATGCGTGCTTGATTACTTCCCACAAAAA